ACTAACTGACAAGATTCTTTTTCTAAAACTTTTTAATATTGTTTCAGATTCTCCAGTTAAAGATGTTGAATTAAATTTTAAATTTGATAAAGATAAAATAGAACCAATCGGAAACTGTTGCGAACTAAAACCACTACCGCTTAATTCAATATAATTATTTTTATTATAAGTTCCAATACCAGCAACAGTAGCCATTTGATATTTAGTATTATTAAAAGTTGGAACCAACTCATCACAATATTTAGAAATCTGGTACATAGACCATTTATCAATTAAACTTTCTGGCAAATTAAATTTACCTACTCCATATCTATTATTTGTAACTAAATCATATAAAATCCATGCTGGATTATCAGTCCATCTTAAAATAGGATCAAATTCTCCACTCCAAAAATCATTATAAGTTTTTGCATCTGGATCATAATTTTCTGGAACTTTTACTTGCAAAAGTTTTAAATTATACGATCTTGTCGGAATACTACTAAAACCTCTTGCATCTAAACTAACAGTATAATAAGCTGAATTAGGGTATCTAAAATTTTTATCAATTATTTCTGTAACCGACATTGCACCAATATTTAAAATAGTCTTAGTATCTCTAAGGGATGGAGAATTACTAAAATTATATAATTTTATAAAAGGCAATGCAGACTTATTAAAATCTTTTATATTTAATACAACTTCAAAATGATACGGACTTGTTGCAACCCCATTTACTTGATGTAAAATATATATACCAAAATCAGGATTCTGTTTAAAACCCATTTCTATTCCGAAATATGCAGTATTGCTTTGCATATCTCCATCTCCATCAATTCTATATAAACTATTTACTTTTAATGTGACAATAAGAAAATCAGTATTTTCATCTTTTATCTCATGTGTAATACCAAAACATTCTTCATAAACACTTTGATTAAAGATACTTAAATTCATTTCAGAATTAGCAACGGCATTTATTATCTTTTGACCAACTTTTTTAGCTAAATAAGTTTTATGAACTCTGTTTTCATTGGATAAAATTGAGGAGTTCGAATTAAAAAATTTTAAATTACTATTTACATTTAAATTAAATAAATTTTTATTATATTCTGTTGTTACTCCCACAGCATAAGGTGAAAATATATTATCACCAGCAGTCAGCACGGTTGACTGGAGAGAGCTTTGAAACTCATATCCCACCTTACCAAAAACACTTACTCTATTGAAATTTAAAGTATTATTTACTGAATTTTTTGCAGGTACATCGTTTAAATACAATCCTTTTAAATTTTCTTCATTATTTTGAGCGTTATCAAATAAAACTAAATCATTCCCCAAATCATCAAAGAGTCCAAAAATTGGACCTTCACAAATCAAATCTTGCACATACAATCTTGAAGAAGATTCTAAATTAAAAGTTTTATCATTTTTATTTATATAAGGAGTAATAGAATCAAAATTCTTTAACAAAAGATCGCCAGCTTGTTGAATATTATAATATGTTAATACATTACTAACTGAATTTTCTGCTGGAGACAGCATAGAAGAGTTAGCTGAACTAATAGTTGATAAAAAAGTTGAATCTTGAAATGTCATTGTCTTATGATTTTACCAAAGTTTATTAGTTATTGGTATATTTCCACCGCTACCTACTCCACTTCCGCCTCCTGCAAATCCTATACTAGAACCAGCGCCAGAAGACACATCATTTCTTAAATAATCAAAATTGATAGAAAAACTACTAACTATTAAACTACCAACTCTCAATTTTCCATAACCAATTGGAACAGCAGCGTTTCTAGCTGCAATATTTGATTTAGCTCCAAGAATATATGAAGATGTTTTTATCTGTTTAGGATCTTTAGGAGTTAAAAGTTTAGAAATCAAAAAACTTATACCAAAGCTTAAAGCGGCCACGACAACAACATTAGCAACAAATACTAAAGCTTTTGTTAACAATGTTGCGGTTGCTGCGGCTGTAAAAATAGCAGAAAAAACTTGAACTGGTAACAGTTCGATAACCTTACAATTTCTAATATATTGATTTAACAACTGCGAATCATTAATAATTTTACCATCTATAACTATAACTACAGAATCAAAAATATGATTAAAATTTCTTATCTTAGACCCTAATTTAGGAAAATTAACCTGCAAACATTTAATAATATCGTCAAAACTACCGGCTTTGATCATCAAACTCCCACAGGCCAGTTTCTTCAATAAACCGTGTAATAATAGTTTTTTCATTTTTAATATTTACACCTAAAAAAGTATTTAATTTTATACTATATATAATAAGCGGAATATTGTAATTTTTAATAAAAAAAATATCATTATCCGATGGATATGGCGAATCAGGATGACTGTGGAAACAAAAAGATATATTTTCTGGCTGTCTTAAATATAAATAAAAAGCATAGTCAGGATAAAAATTATATTTGTTTTCACACAAAGAGTTAAAATAAATTACCTCTTTATTCTTTAAAACAAGACCACCAGATTCATACTGAGATAATGATAAACAGTATGTTTTTATCTTATATAATACGTCAAACCGTATAGTCGAAAGGTCTAGTTCCAGGAAATCCTCCATAAGGTAATCCTTTTCCATGATTTTGCCATCTTAGTTTGCAAGCTTTCAAATTTTTAGCGCAAGTATCTTTAATCCAGTATTCAGGAAATAATTTAGGATCTTTAATTCCAGGATTTCCACCATTATAAGCTGAACCATGAATTTTTATACAAACATAAAATGAATAAGATAAATTATCTTCTACGAATTGAGTGTCTCCTCCAAAGAAATCAAAATTCACTGAATCAATATATTTTACAAAATCTCCAGGATTATATGTACCAATATCTTTTAAATAAGTTCCTCTATATGTAATTTGAGATAGATTGTATCCATTTGGCGAATAGAATTCTTTATTATTCTCATCCGCAACCGGGACTCCTTCATTATTTTTTTTATCTCCCCAAATATCTGATTCTGTTTTAGCTACTGTAGAATTAGAAACAAAAATTTTCTGCTCTCCTTTTGGACTCCAAGGTATTTTACCATAATTACAACCGCAACCACGATAATTCCAAGAACATATATTATCTGATATTTTTCTATTTGGAAGAGCTTGATTTTCCAAATCTAAAGGGCTACTAAGGTCAAATTCAATATAAAATTTATTTTCTTGAGTTTTTTTATTAATCAAATAATTATCTTCATAAAAAGATTCTCCATATCCCAAAACAGCATTTCTTTTTTTTCTATATCCAAAAAATGGATTAACTTCATCACTAAAATTAATATCATCTAAATTTCTAACAAATACTTTTATTCTTTTAATCTTAGAGTTAATTAGATCGTTTTTATTTTTTATATAATTTGTTATATATCCATCCACATTAGCTAATTTTATAGAAGGTCTATTTTGTTTACCATCAGCAGAAAATTCAAAACCACTAAAATCAACAGGTAAAGGTGCGTAAGAATTACCTCTAAAAATTAAATTTCTATTAAAATTTTTACCGGCATGAAATCTGAATATTCCAATTGTTTCATCAATATAAATTTCAAACAGATCAACAAATGAATCTGGATTTAAATTAATTAAAGATGTTGTTGAAATTACGTCTGACATATTTATGATATGATTTTTCTTATTTTTCCAAATAAATTAGGTCTATCTACTTGAGAATAATAAATATCTTTTGAGTTTTGTATTTCCACTGAGCTTCCAAAAAACGCTTTTTGCTTATACTTCTCTATCAAATAATCTACAATTATTTTTTGAGGATTTCCCGTATTTAAATCTTGAAGATTTCTATAAGACAATACTTCATATAATTTATGAGTAAAATATGGTCTAAAATTATTTGATGCATCTTTAAAAGCCCCACTACCAACAGTTATTTTATAATTTTTAGGATCTGTTAACATATTATTTTGCAACAAATTAGATTCCACATTATTTTTATAATATCCATGAAAATATTTAAATTGCTTATTAAATTGATAAAAACCATTATAAATAATAGAAAATTTATTTTTACTTATTAATTGAGACAAACTGTCGTATTGAGACTTTAAATAATTTCTATTACCCACTCTATCATATGTAAATGTAGGATCTCCATAAACGCCATTATATGCTATAAGCCTTTGTAAATCAATAACAACACCAGAACTATCAAAAAATTGTTGCATATTATCTCTTGTCCAAGTAATAGTATTATTATAATCAGAAATATTATTATTTGTTTTAGATCTTTTATGTTTAAATCTGAAGCCATAAATATTACCTGCACTATAAGCTTCTCTCAAACTAGAATATGTAGAAGTTTCAGAATCAGTCCAAGTTGTAGATATACAATGAGATCGATCATTAGACCATTTATATATATATAAAATTGTAACAAAAGAACCAGCTGATAAATTCGATCTAAAAATACGACCAGCCCCTTCAAATGTAAAAGATAATAAACCTGTTCCAGAATTATAAGAGGTTACCGTTCCATAAACATTATCGTCATCGTTATATATATTACCAACAATAACAACATCTCCTGCTGAAAATAGTTTTCCTGTTTCAATTGTTATCGTTATTGTACCTGATGTCACAGTATTTAATATTGTGCCTGAATCAATATAAGATACATATCCATCATTAACATCTATTTCATTAACAAATACATTTAGTAAACTAGTAGTATCACTTGAAGCGCTTGAAAAATTTTTTATTAAAAACTTAGAACAAGTATCTCCTACAGTCGATCCATTCAAACTAATATAATTCTTATTTAAATTTAATTCAGTATCTTGAACCACAGAAACAGTTTCAGTTCCATTTGTCAGAATTGTAAAATCATTAACAGAAGCTCCATTTGATAAATTCACACCAGCGGTTTTTGAATCTGCAACTCCACTATATAAATTAGCAAATTTTAATTGTGCTGAAGAATTATAAATATTAACTTCAGACGCTGGATTAATATAACCAAAATTTATTTCAGATTTATTTGAATTATCATA